TTCGTCGCGTTCAATGACTCCAGTCAGGACTTTGACAGCTTCGTCCTGAAGCAGCTTGCACGGACCAGCGTTATTCGATCCCGCCGTGGTGGTGATCAATGCCAGCGGTTGCTGGCGTGATCCCATGCCTGTTACTTGCGAGTCGAGAAGTTCATCAGATTCGGCCTGATGGTATTCATCCAGACAGAACAGTGACGGTGAGCTTCCATCTTTACCCCTGCCGATGATTGGTTCGAACTTCGATGCCGTTGCTTCTACAACCAGAGATTGTGCGTTGGGCACGATGCCCAACTTGGTCTGAAGTGATTCCGATCCCAGCACCATTTGGCGCGCGGGAGTGAAGATTTCCTTGGCCTGTTTCAGTGTGGTCGCGCCGGAATAACATTCCGCGCCATTCTCGCCATCTGAGGTCAGCATGTACAACGCGATGGCCGCAGCCCAGAGACTTTTTCCATTCTTGCGTGGAACTGAGAAGTAAGCGATCCGGAACCGGCGGAATCCAGTAATCTTGTGGACCCAGCCGAACAACAGCATCGTCAGTGCGAGCTGCCAGGGCTCCAACTTGAGCTTGGTGCCAGCCCACTTGCCTTTTGTGTGCTTGAGCAGTTCAATGAACCTGCACACTCGTTCGCCCTTTGCAGGGTCGAACGTGTACGGGAAGTCATCTGACTTAGCGAGATCCTTTTGGTGACGTTCGAAAGCCAGCTTGACGAGTTTGCAGGCGGGTATAGCGCCTGACAAAACATCGGCCATGTATTTCTGAGCTGTCTCTGAATGCGTCATGGGTTCTCATTTACTTAGCTCCGAACTCGGCGAAGGGATCATCGGGCTTGATCTTTGCGGGAGCGACTTGTATCCGGCTGCGATCGGAACTATTGAGTCCGAGCTTGGCAAGTAATGTGACCAGCGCAGACTTCGCTTGATTGGCGATGGTCCCGGCGCGAAGTTCAGCCATGAGCTTTACGCAGAGTTCAACGCTGAACCTATCTGACTTGGTCAGCCAGCCAGGGGTGACGTTCTCCGCCAACTCTTTCCATATCTTCTTTTCCGTGGAAGTGAAGTACGAGGGAGGTTTGCCAAGATCGCCACACGTCGCGGGTTCATTGGCTCGATTGGCATAACGGCCGGGGTGATCTCCCAGTGTGCCGGACAACGCGAGTTGGTCAGTTGGTAGGCGCGCGCGGGACACTACCGCCGCACTCGCACTTCAACAGGTTGATACCAAGTGAACGAATCACCTGTGGGAACTGTTCCTGTGAATGTCAGGTAGTAGTTCCCTTCCGGCAGGGTCACGCTGCCGGGGATAAAGCAATTCACAGTGCCGGGGATTCCAATTACGTCCGTCATGCTCAATGCGGTGGCACCGGTGACGGCCACACCCGCCGGGGTGTAAAGAGTACAAGCTACGGTAGAGCCTGTAATGAACGCTAATGTCTCCGCGTTCTGGATGCCGGCCAGTCTAATCTCCGCCGAATTGCCCTGATAGATGGTGAGTTTAGTCATAGCTGGTCACGCTCTCGATGGATACTGTTGGATATGAGCTTGCTAGGCTGAGATCGATTGTTGGATAGCTTCTGGCCGCGTCAAGATTGATCGTGTTACAAGAGCGGATTGATCCAAACTGTAGCTTCGGGTACGTAGTGGGAATGGCGAACCCAACAGTGCTGTTAGCACTGGCCCCAGCGATGAGGATTGGGGTTCCGTCCGGGGTTCCAATTCCCCAGCCGCCTGAGCCCCACTGGAATGTGCCCCAGCCCATTCCCATGACTAGACCTCTACTGCGTTCTGAGCGACGAAGAAGCTGCCTTCTTGTGTATCGTATGCAAGATACGCTTGCTTGAATGGGTCGGATGTAGCAAGTACCGATTGTGCAAAGTAAGTCGCGTACGAATCGGATTCGATCGTCGCCGCGATTGTCATTACCGGCTTGAGGTTTGGATATTGCTCTCTGACTGCGGCCGAAGCGAACACCTGAAAACTCAGTGAAGCAATCTGATTCAGCGCGTCCAAGCTGACAGATGCCAGCTTGGCGTATGCCGTAGGAAGCTGCACACCTGAGTTGGTGGTGTAGCTGAATTGCTTGGCCATGATTCCTCTTTACTGTAGTTGTTCCACCACTACGTCAATACCGAACTGAGGGGTGCCCGTAATGCTGTTTGCGTTCACACCGTAGGTGATCGCTTGTCCGGCTGCTACGTGAACAGTCCAGTACCCAACCAAGAATGCAGGAATGGTCGTGGTGACGGTGATGCTGCCGGGAGGCTGTAGTCCAACCAAACCCGTACCATCATTCCATCGAACCCAAGGTGTGTAGTTTCCAGCGGTGCCTTGAGCCTGTAAATAGGCGTACATGGCTATTCTGAAAGTCCCTGAAGTAGCAGGAGTGAAGAGTGTTGTTCCTGATATCTGAGCGGTCTGTCCTGTGAGGCTTATCGCCGCGACAATCGAAGCGTGGCCCAGCCCAGCGGTTGCCACACCGTTGTACTTGGTGATCTTGCCGCCGATCTGAACTTGACCTGTTGTGTTGGTAGTGGGTAGAGCACCCGAAGGTGTTACCGATCCCGTATCCACAAAGGTCAGAACCCACCCAACCGTTGTGCCGATCAGTTGTTCAGCACCAGATGTGCGTCCATAGACTTTGTAGCTTGTGGCTTGCTGTACTCCACTCCAATTCACCGTGACGGTGTTGGTAGAGCTTCCTGCCGGAACCACTATGCTCGTTTCTGTAGAAGCTAGTGACGTTCCAATAGCGTCCAGAGCGCAGACACGGTAGTAATAGGTGCCGGGAGCCAGCGTTCCGCCTGTGGTAGCCGCGGTGAAAGCTGAGTTTGTCGGTGCGGCGAGAACAGTAACAACGAGTTCACTGGCGTTTAGCTGCTGAAGTCCAAGCGTCCCACACTGTTGTTGCGGAGATGAACCACCCAATGTCATTATGGTGGAGTTCGCGCGCTGGAACATAACATCGGCGTAACCGAGTGCTCCAGTTGTCCCAACGGCGATGCTTGGTACATTCTCAAAAGCAACCACGTTGGTAAAGTTCAGCGAATAAACGCGCTTTCCACTCTTTCCAAAGTAGATGCGGTTCTCGTCCGTGCTTGGATAAATGTAGAGAGCATTGGAACCGGAGTTCGCAGGGTCTATTTCGTTGTCGAGCGTCCAGCTACAATGGGCTCCAGCCGTGCCAAGATTGACTCCGCCGGTACTCTGGAGGGTCGATGCCGTGGCAGTTCCAGTGAATGTGGGATTTGCCAGTGGCGCATAGTTAATTGCTGCCGTGGCGATAGAGAGCAACAGAGCATCGGCGTTGGCTCGTACTGTGGCCTCTGCCGTGAGGCTGGTCTGTGTGGCATACGTGGATGCAGCCGTATTGATCGGAAGCAATAGCCCTTCAGCCGTGGTTGCCCTGGATACTTCAGCGGTGATCGCCGTGGCGTTCGCGCCATCGGCTATGGATCTGGTAGTTGCCTCTGTCGAGAGATTGGCAGCGTTGTTCGCAATGTTCGTTGCGTTCAGTGATTCAGCCGCCTGGGCGCGCGTCGTCTCGGATGCAATGGCCGTTGCGTTGGCAGCAATCCCTGTAGCGTTGGCCGACTCAGCACCTTCTGCACGGGCTGTCTCCGCTGTTAATGCGACGGTAGTAGCCCTGGTAGCTTCTGCTGTGGTCGCCCGGACAGATTCAGCAGCAAGATCGGTGGCTAGGATGGTCTCAGCAGACTCAGCGCGCGTGACTTCCGTCACGATGGCCGCGGAGTTGGCTCCAACAGCCGAATCAATCAGGGCCAGGTTGCCATCGATAGCAGGCTCCCACGTTGTACCGGGATCGTTATGCGCCGGGATTGTCAGGCCGAGATTCGGAGTCGTAATCGCCATGCAGGATTCAGCCTTATGAGTCGTTGTTTTGGGGAGTGCGTGATTTTATAGAACTGGCGACACGACAAAAATCCTTGGCGCCGGTGCCCTGCGATGCATGCGGAAAGCGATTCTAGGGGTGCCCCAGGGGCATGCACGACGGGAGTACCCTGAGTGACCGTCCCGGGCCGTGGGGCCGCAGGACGCACGCGGTAGGGACACGCAACTGTCTCTGTACTCTATGTGTTCCGGTGCAAGTAGATCGTGTCTAACTACTGGAGATGTGTGTGAACGTTACTGCTTACTCTATGACGATGGTGTTCATCGTGACATGGTTTGCAGATACCGACGAGATTGTCCATGGTGTTCTGGCCGCCGTCTTCTCTGTGCTTGACATGGTGAGCAATGCTGGATGGCCGGATGCGACACACGGTACAGACTGGGTCACGATGCAGGACTTCTCTGCGCAGCTTCCTCCATGACCAGTCGAATCCACGTTCAGCCGCGGTCTGCTTGTATGGATGCTGCCACGCTTTTGCATCACCGATATGTGCAGGACAAAATCTGGCGGTGGTTGCTGTATGGCAACCACTGTGACTGCATGGCTTGAGACATTGGATCATTCATTCACCGGGACCGGTTCACAGGTGAGTACAATAGGGGCGGTGTCCATGTACAACGGGCGGAAAGGTTTCCAATTGAGATTCGATTCGAAGGCACACGCGGTATTGGCGGAGTTTGCGGCAGCACACCCAGGAGAAACATTCAAGGCCACAGAGATCACTGCCGCAGTGGCTCCGACCTACGTGATTACCGGTGACCACGCTATAAAGTTGGATGGAAGCACTGCAAATGAACAACCAGCATGCAATTGCTGCAAGGATCCAGGCACCGCTTTGTTCATTCGAAGCGAAGGACCTGATGGACAGTGGCGGTTTACACCACGTCAAGGTGGCGAGGGGTTAGTCAGTGCTGGAGCAGCGGGCCTCCGAGTAGACGCCGCAGACGAATTG